CATGATCCAATCGGGCGTAGTCGAGGCGAAGCAGTTCGTTCTGTCGGCAAACCCGTGTGACATCTGCGCGTCCGTCGATTCGACCTTTAAGCAGACCACCCGAGCAAGCGGTTTGAACTGGGCAAGCCAATGTTCCAGTCTGGAGCGAGCTTCGACCTGCCGCCGGGCAAGAATGGCGAACCGCGAACCTACGTCATGGACTACTTCGCAGACGGCCAGCCGGGGCCGCCGATTCACCCCAACTGCCGCTGCACCATGCGGGCAGTTCTCATCGGGGACTGACATGCAGCGATGGTATGAGACCAAAGCACCAGCTACTCGCCGCATCAAGGGTGCGGGGCGACTGGCACACGTTCCACGGGATCACCAGCGACGTCCATCTTGCCGAGGATCTGAAAAAGCACCACGGCCCTGGCACGCTTGTGGGCGATCAATGGCTGCTGGCTGTTGACCAATCGTGGGAAAACGGTGACGCTTTCGCAGTTCATGCCTGAGCCGATTGACCTCGAGGACGACGTGGACGAAAAGGGAATCTGACATGGACCGCAAGCTTTGCGACATCACCCTCAAGGCCGAAGCTGGGATGCCGCCCCGGACGGCCCTGGCCCGCATCAGCACGACCAGCGTGGACCGCGACGGCGACGTGCTTCTGCCTAGCGGACTAATGGCCGAGGAGTACCGGCGAAACCCCGTCGTGCTGATGCAGCACGACCCTGACCGCGTGCTCGGCAAGGCGACCAACCTGCGGACGACGAGCAATGCCGTCATGGCTCAGGTGCAGTTTGCCGAACGGCCGGACAGCCTGCCGACCAACCTCGAGTGGCCGCCGGATACCGTTCTCAGCCTGCTCCAGCAGGGCGTGCTCAACGGATTTTCCGTCGGCTTCAGCATCCCGCCAGGTGGCCGGCGAGAAGCAACCGCCAAGGATGCCGAGCGATTCGGCGACAACGTGCGGTCAGTCGTGACCAGATGGAACCTGCTGGAGTTCTCGGTGGTCAGCATCCCGGCGAACCAGGACGCGCTGTTGGTGGCCGTCAGCAAGGGCCTTGTGCCGGACGGCGAAACCGTGCGGCAACTCGGCCTGTCTAAGAATCACCTGACCGGCGCGGGCAGCGTGACCCGCCCGGCTGGCCCTGCTCCGCTCCGCGTGGCAGTGCCGCAACCCTTCCGCGTATTCTGACCTCGACGGCGATGCTGCGACAGCGGCAAAGCGAAACGGTGCGGGTGGTTCTTTGCTGACCCGGCTGGATCGTGGGACTGGCTTCGACGGTGGACCAAAACCCCAAGGATTCAACCATGAAGTGGAACGACCTCGTCGCCGGATTTCAGGCGGCAGGATACGAGGGCCGCGAGGATGACCTCGCGTCCGTCAAGTCGTGGCTGCGAGCCGAGGGCCGCAGCGACCGTACCGTGCTCGCCGGCGAGCAGGAGCTTGTCCTTGACGAGCTGTTCGCCACCCGCAGCGGCAAGCCTTTCGACGCGACCGCCGTGGCCAAGCAGGCCGAGCTGCAGGCTCAGGTCGATGACCGCGTGCGTCGCGCCCTCGACGAGCTGGCCCCGAAGCCGACCGAGACCAAGGCCCGCCGGCCCGACATCAGCGGCGGCAAGGTCTGCCTGGTCGATGACCCGAAGGGCGGATACCGCGCTCCCGGCGAGTTCTACCTCGACGTCGTGCGTGCCGGCCTGAAGGGCCACGACCACGCCCCGTCGGATCGGCTTGTCAACTGGCAGAAGGCGACCCTGACCACGTACGGCTCCGAAGCCGTTGGTGCCGACGGCGGCTTCGCCGTGCCGACCGAGTTCCGCGAGAACATCACTCGGCTGGTCAACGCCGAGGACAGCCTGTTCGGACGCGCCGACCAGCTGCCCATCGAGAGTGCCAGCATCGCCATTCCGGACGACGAGACGACCCCGTGGGGTGCGTCGGGTCCGCAGGCGTACTGGGAAGGCGAGGCCGACGCTTACGTTCAGTCGAGGCCCTCGCTGAAGCTCAAGGAGTACCGTCTCCGAAAGACTGACCGCGCTTATTCCCGTCCACCGAGGAACTGCTCGAGGACGCGACCGCCATGGGTGCGTACGTCAACCAGGTGGCTCCCGAACGCATCCGTTTCGCTGCCGACGAGGCCATGATCCGAGGCACTGGCGCTGGTCAGCCGCTCGGCTTCATGAACAGCGGATCGTTCATTGAGGTGGCGAAGGTCAGCGGGCAGACCGGCGACACCATTAGCGGCGTAAACATCATCGCGATGTATAGCCGCATGTACGGCCCGTACCGTCAGGGTGGCATCTGGATCTATCACCAGGACATCGAGCCCTTCCTGTTCCGGCTCAGCACCGAGGGCATCGCTGCCGACGGTGCTGCCGCCACCGGCTTCGGCTTCCCGCTGTTCAACCCTCCCGGCTCGTCCCAGAACGTCGGACCGTACCCGACCATCCTCGGCCGGCCGGCCATCGCCACGCAGCATCGCTGCGACCCTCGGCGACCTCGGCGACATCATGTTCATCAGCCCGCAGCAGTACCGATTCGTCATGAAGGCGGGCGGCATTCAGGCGGCGACCTCGATGCACCTCTGGTTCGACCAGGACACCACGGCGTTCAAGTTCCGCATGCGTGCCGACGGTGCGCCGAAGCTCTCCGCTCCCATCAGCCCGCGCACGGGCAGCACCACGATGTCGGCGTTCGTCGGTCTCGCGGCCCGCGCTTGACCCTAAGGAGGCAGAAATGCTCACTCACGTTCATGCGGCTGACAATGCCGCCGTGCTCGCCGTCATCGACCCGGACGCCTACGGTGTGAGCACCGAGGTTTCCGATTGGGTGGATGCGAGCCAATTCCATCAGATCCTCGCCATCGTCATGGCGGGCACGCTCGGCTCGTCGGCGACCATCGACGGCAAGATCCGGCAGGCCACTAGTGCTGCCGGTGCTGGTGCGAAGGACATTCGCCGGCGCGGCCATCACCCAGATGACCAAGAGTGCCGGCGACGACAAGCAGGCTCTCATCAGCCTGAACACCGATGCCCTCGACATCGCCGGCGGATTCCAGTACGTGGCTCTGTCGATGACCATCGGCGGGGCGCCCGCGGATGCCGGCGGTCTCATCGTCGGCCTCGCCCCGCGCGTCGGCCCGGCGTCGGACAATGACCTCGCCAGCGTGGACGAGATCGTCCGCGTGTGACCCGACCCCCGAAACGGGACGGGCGGGGCGGCTTCGGCCGCCCTGCCCTCCTGGGGAGTGACCGATGGGATTGACGAGCAGCCAACTGGCCGACCTTGTGACCGCCCTGCGGCTCCGGGCCGGCATCGCCGACACCGACCCGCGGGTGCGTCAGGCTGCGATCCTGCTGCGGGACAACGGCAGCACAAATACGACCAGCAGCACCGTGCAGGTGTTGGACAACAGCATCGTGCTGGTCGGCAATGCAAGCGGCACGGACACGATTACGCTGTCGGCTACGGACACGCTGGCCGATGCCGTGGCGGACATCAACACGGCGGCCGACGGGCGATCCGCCGAAGTCATCGGCCCAAACCCCGACGAGCTGGCCCGCAACCTGTTCGTCACGCCGGCAACGGACATCCGCAGCGGTGACGTGACGTTGTACGTCAAGTCGCAGCTGCTGCTGGAGCAGATCGTCAAGGCCGCCCTAGCACGGTTGGAGCGATACTGCCAGACCCGGCTGGTCGATGACGGGACGACCGTTGAGGCCGTCGTCTGGCAGGACGGCTACATGATCGTCCTGCCGGACAAACGCGTGAACCGGCTGGAGTTCCTCGCCGTCGATTCCGACGACGGGCTCGACGTGTTCTACGCCGGCACCGGAAACGCCACCGTCGAGGTGACAGATACCCCAAGTCATCCTCCGGACGAGCTCGCCGGGGCACGGCGACCGCTGAGACCCGTAATCACCCCTAGCCGACGCCGACAGCCTGACCGACGTGGCGACCGCCAATCGGCGGCGTTGCTGACTGGTCAGCCACGGTGCTGAACGAGCGGCGGAAACACGGGACCCTGGGTCGCCTGCCCGGTCACAAGCGAGTGACCGACGGCGGCGTTCCCGGCTGGACATCTGGGCCGTGGCCGACGGCGAGTACCGGATCGACCGCGAGGCCGGCGTGATCTACGTGGACGAGCTGGTGCTGGAGTACGGCGGCAGCCGGATTGGCGGGCAGGTCCGAGCACGCTACCAGGCGGGCTACACGGCCCTCCCAGCGGACCTCGAGGACGCCCTGCTCACGACGGCCAAGGCCGGGCTGGACGCCCAGAGGCGGGACGCAGGGCTCGCCAGCGAGTCCCTGGGGGACTATTCGTGGTCGGCTGCTGCGGGCAGCGTGCCGGCGGGAGCGATGGACGACGCCATCCGGGCTCAGGCCGAGGTGCTGGACACCTACCGGCGGATGCTGCCGTGAGCGTCGGCTCACTGGCCAACACGACCGTGACGTGGCGTCGGCCGACCTATCCGGCTGACGGGTCAGCACGCACCATCGTGACGCTCGGCACGCTGCTGGCCCGGGTGCAGCCGCTCGCCGGCAGGGAGGCCCAGCAGTACGGGCGAGAGCTGGAGCTTACCCCGGTCATGGTCTACGTCGAGGGTCAGGTGCCGGTGCAGGTCGAGGACGAGACTGATCCCTGCCCGACGGGCTTAGCCTGCTGGTGCGGCACGTCCGAGATCCCGACCTGCTGGGCCGCTACACGGCGATCACGTGCGAGGGCCAACGCTGATGGCCAAGAGGAACACGTACGGCATCGGTGACACAGTCGTGACCGTGGAGGACTTCTCTCAGGAGTATCTGATCCGGTTCCAGTCGGACCTCGAGCGGGTCATGCAGGCGGTGACGCTTGACGCGACGAACGAAATGCTAGACTTGGTGACGAAGTACCAGACCCGCGAGGATGGCCCGTCAGCACCGGGACAGCCGCCGCACCAGTTCACCAGCCGACTGGCCGACAGCCTGCCCGAAGCCAGACATGTCAAGACCGAGCCAAACCGGATCGTTGGCATCATCGGATCGACCGTGAATTACGCTCGACTCCTTGAGTTCGGAACCAGGTACATGGCTGCTCGGCCGTTCATCAGGCCGGCAGTCGCACAAACAGAAAAGAAGATCCTGCGGATCATCCCGCAACATTCTTAGGAGCCCGAAACGATGAGCCTTCTGACCCAGTTCAAGCTTGCCGCCCGTGCCGGCGAGATCGAGGTTGCCGCCAACCGCAGCCTCCAGCAGTTCACCAACACCTTCGACTCCGCGCTGGCCGACTTCCAGCGGTTCGCCGCTGACGCTGCTGTGGCGGCGGATCTTCGATGCCGACACGCTCGCCGAGGTCGAAGCCACCAAGGCTGACGTGGTTGCCCCGTGCGACCGCTGCCCTTCAGGCCCGACTGGCTGCCCTGGCTGCACTCTGATGGCCCTGCCCAGCACCACGTACGACACGGCCACGCTGGTCAATCCCGACAGCAGCCTGACGGACTTCACGCTCATCGTGGATCTGTCGAGGATGTCCGCTGCGTGGTGGGCTGCCGTCGATACCAGCGACGGCACGAAGGGTCGGGCGGCCAAGGACAGCGGGCCGACCGAGCTTGCGTGCGATTGGATCGACTTCGACGATTCAGCCGAAACCGGTCTGCTGCGGGTCAAGTGGAGCGGCACGCTTTCTGACACCGTCACCCAGACGCTGCGGGTCTATCCGCCTGTCGCGGCCAACGCGAGCGTGTCAGCGTCGGACACCTACGGCAGCGACAATGCCTACGACTCTGACTGGGCAGCCTACTGGCCGCTCCACGACGAGTTCGACCGCACGTCCAACGGATACGACCTGACGGCTCAGGGCGGCGTGACGGTTGGTGGCGTGGCTGGCAAGCTTGGTGCGGCTACCGACTTCGACGGTTCCGACGATTGGCTTGAACGGACTGGCACGGTTCCCGATACAGGACCAGGCAAGACGCTGATGGCGTGGGTCAACTACGATGCACAATCGTACGTGTCGAGAATTCTTGAGATTCAAGATACGTCAACATCGTCATATCAGCAGATTTTGCATGTCTTTTCAAATATGAGAGCCAACGAATACAACGGCACGACGCAAGGCGGGCCTACTGTTGCTGTTCCTGCAACCGGAACGTGGTGCCAAACCTCGTCTCAGTTTGTAACAACCACCAGTCGCTACGCATTTGTCAACAAGACCAGAAGTTCACAAGACACTGCGAGCATTGACAGCACTGGCGACGGGACTGCTGACCGTCTGGGAATCGGTGCAGCGTCGGATGGAAGCGGCACACACCTGGATGCCAAAATCCAGCACGTGCAAGCCCATTCAGTTGCGAGAGCAGACGACTGGATCGAGTACGAGTACGACCAGATCAACGACCAGGCCACGTTCTGGGGCACTTGGACAAACACGCCAGTCGCTGGCGGCATCAGCATTCCCGTGGTCATGCACCACCGTCGGATGATGGGAGTTTCTTGACATGCAGTACCTGAAGGCCGACACGGCGACGACCATCCGCATCGGTCCATTCGTGGACGACACCGACGGCAAGACCGCCGAGACCGGGCTGACCATCGCCCAGGCTGACGTGCGGCTCAGCAAGGGCGGTGCTGCCGCGGCTCAAAAAACGACTCGACTTCGGCCACCCACGACGAAGCCGGCTACTACCGAGTTCCGCTCAACACGACCGACACGAACACCGAAGGCACGCTTGACGTCTGCGTCAGCGAAGCCGGAGCCCTTCCGGTCATCGCCAAGTTCACGGTCCTGCCGGCCGAGGTCTACGATTCGATCGTCGCGGGTACGGACAAGCTGCAAACCGCATCGTGC